CGTAAACATCTTCTGGAATCCACTTTGCGCTTGGAGTCTTGCGTAATACTTCTGTTAGCCCGTATTCAATTTCGGGCCAGTAGTGTCTTAATTCTTCGGGTTGTAATACCCGTGGTGTCATAGGAACCCTAGTAACCCGCCAACCCCTGCACCGGCTAAACCATACCCGCTTGGGCTTGTAAGGCTAAACGGCGTTCCACCTAGGAAAGAGCCAAGCGCCTGACCGCCAACATAACCAAGTCCAGTTCCAGCAACCCCACTCATAAGCCGGTTCTCCGGCAACTGCGTGGTCTGCTGACCGTAACTAGCAAGCGGTGTCCCGTAAACCGAGGACAGGTAGGACATGAGCGACTGAATCGGCTGTTGTTGTCCAAACTGGAACCTAGCCATCTGCTCTTGTAGTGGCTGTCCGGCGATTGCTTCCCGCGCTGCACCAACTTGCCCTAGGGTTTGGCTTGGCAAGAACTGTTGTTGGTAGATAGACGGTGCAAGTTGCGCTAGTGCCGCCTGTCCCATCTGAGCCTGTTGTTGCAGTCCGCGCTCACGGGCGTAGTCCTGCCCCACGATGTTGGCAGAAACGTCGCCTAAAGCCCTTCCGTAGGCTTCCGTAGCCCCGCCAAGGGCACGCTCCATTGCTCCTGACCCGTAGCGACCAGCGCGTGAGTAGAGGCTAGAAATGCCTGGTAATACCTGCTCGCCGAACTGTTGGGTAAGAGGGCGGGTAGCGGCTTGGAGCATCGCCTGTTGGTAGGGCGAACCCTGTAAGAAGCCACCTGCGGCTGTCTGACCAATCTGGCCTAGAGAGGCTTGGTAGGCTTGCTGTGCGGCTTGCAGGGTTGGCTGTGCGCCGGTAGCCAAAGCCTCCTGTTGGGCTAGGGCTAGTTCTGTCTGCCCCGATGGGGAGACATAGGTTTGGCCTGGGAAGAACGTGGGCTGTGGCCCTGTCAGGAATAACTCTCTGGCGCGTTCTAATCCCTGCGTAAGAAACGGTCTTAACGCGGGGTCAATTTGCGAGGTTGTGACTTGTTCTGCCATATATCACCTATTGTAAAGATTATCCAACCAAAATGTAAGCATAAGTCTTGTCTGCCGTACTGTTAGCAAAGTGCGTAATTGTTGCCTGTCCTGCTTGTTGGGCAGAGACGTAAATGTTTGAGTAGACCGAGGGTGCGACATACGACACCACCAGAATAATTGACGGGGTTTCTGGTATTGCGGGAGTTACCCCAGCAGACGCTGAAACAGCCGCAAAGTGTTCTATTGACACCCCTAAGTCCGTGGGATGCCACGCAAGCTGAAAGTAGTCGTTAGCGTTTAAGTCCAAGAAGAACGTGCTTGACGCAATCATGTGCGACGCAACACCAGCAGACCTCCTCTCCTTAATACCAAACCTGCTATTGGAACCGGCTAAATCCGTTCCGTTCTTTCTAAACCAGACATTGAAGTCCTGAATGCCGTTAGTCGTGTTCTTTATCTGAACCGAGAACGCAGCAGAGTAAATACCTTTGTTTCGAACATTGATTCTATTTGTGTTGCTTAGATAAACACCGTTAGACAAGTCCTCGGTGTCAAATGACATAATGTAAGCATCCGACAGCGTTGTAGCCGCTTGGTCGGTGTTGTCCTGAAACGCACCGTAGGGGGCAGAATCTGCCTCTGCCGCATCCGAGAACGGAATCAGGACAATTTTTGTATCTACGGAAATACGCTCGTCTACCAAGGTAGTCGTGGTCGCATTGCCCGTGTTTAGCGTAATCGTCCCCGTGTTATTGGACTTGCCGTTCATCAGGTTGTTGACCACCTCGGAGATGTCCCGTGGTGTCCCACCTTGATAAGGCAGAACCCTAAACATTGTCATCTGGTTCCAGCCTCTTGCATCTCTACGTCAACGCCGATAGCCGTTGTCCAATTGTTTCCAGAGGGCTGGAGCTGGACTCTGTGGTAACGTCCGTAAGAACGTACGCCTATGCGGTTTTCTGTGCTTGCAGCCGTAACCGTTGGGAAAACAACCGCCTCATCTAAGGTCTTGCGCGATGCAACAGAAGCACTACCAGAGCCGTTGTCAACAATGGGTTTAATCATCGTAACCATCGACTGACGGCCATTTGTTTCAATGTCGGCGGTCTCTATCGTTGCGGTCTTTGGAATCCCCGTAAACGTAATCAATCTTGAACCCTTGACCCCTAAGAGCAGGAGTTTGCCACCTAGCCATGTCCGACTATCTAGCGGAATCGTAAGGGCATCCAAACTTGCGCTAAAGTTGTCCAAATCTTCTAGGGTCAGAGACGGTGTGCTGACAGGTGCTACACGACCAGCCGTTGAGTCCGCGTATGACCACCGACCTGTTGGTATATGGAAGACCATGGCTCGGTAATCCATATCAATCGACGGATACCCCCAGATAATCAGGTTGTTGATTGGGTCAACGGCAACACTCATGGTGCTTAGTACGTCTTCCCGCAGGGTGTTAAAGAAGTACCGATTGACCTTCTCTGCCCCGATGTTCTTTACATTCGTGCCGTCACAGGCGTAAAACCCGTCATCAGACAAGAAGTAAGTAATCCCTTGCCATTGGATGACCGAGTTCGGCTCGTAGCACCCACGGTTTCTAGCAATGTTGTCGAACTGGAATATCAGCGGGGTTCCAACGTAGGACATCCGCACGATACTGCGCTCAAGCAAAACTAGCCCAAACTCGCCACCCGTCACCCCTTGGACAGAACCGCCGTCAGGAATGTCTTGGAAGTCGGCCTGGGTTGTGGCAGAAGTCGTCCACGTTTTCTCGTTGTTTATGCCCGACCATTGCACACGGCTTCTGTTGCTGGTCTGAAAGCCAGACACCACAAAGTCACGCACCACGGTCACAAACTTTGCCTTGGGAGCATCTGCCGCCAAGTCTGCAAAGGTTGTCCCACTAAAGATGTCAATGTACTGCATCGTGTTGGCTTCGTTAGCCGCAATCAACGATGTCCCAAACTGCGTGAATTTCCACCCCGTCGTCCCAGAATAGGTCGTGGCCGAGATGTCGTCAAACGCAAAGGTAGAGGTGTTTAACTTAAATAGGCGTGTCGTACCAGACGCATAAATAGTGACGTTTCCTGTGGAGTTTTTTGCCGCCACAGCGTTGGTCAGGTCTTGCGGTGCTGGGTCTGAGTAGTCCACCTCTTGCGGGAACGCCCCATAGCCGACAGCCTTTGGAAAGCAATTCTTGGCCGTGGTCAACGCCCCAATCACACCTGGCTGGTCAGGAAGCCACTCGCCAAACGTTATCCGATTTGTACCCATGTATTGCTTCCAGAAGATTGTTGTGTCCACGTGTTGCTTTGCACAGAGATGTTTGACCATGTATTTGGTTGGTCAGCTACGAGAACCCACTCGTCACCCATCTTGTATGCGTTGCACACGACTTCGGCATCACTAGAGATAACCGCCGCCACTTCCACAATATAGCCAGCCAGAGCCGTAACCGAGCCTTGGGCGAGGATAAGCCCCTCTCCGCTAAACGTCGGGGAAAGAGACCCAGACATCAAGCCCTGCGCCGTAATCGCACCATCAACAACACGGATACGCAGCGCATCACCGGCAACCGTTGCCGCAGAAGTGATGACCCCCTCTACGTGTTGTATTCTTGCAACAGAAGCCGTTACCGTTCCTGCTGATGTAATCGCGCCTTGAGTGGAGGTGCTGTTAGAAGCCCCTGCCGTGACTGTTGCGACAGAGTTTACTTCACCGTTTCCGTAGTGAACGCAGGTTGTGTTTAGCGTCCAGATAGCGTCGTCAAGCGAGAACGCTAGTGTGTCTAGGTTTCCCCCGAATAAATCTAGTTGTTCGAGGGTAAACGGGCCGCAAACATCCATTTTAGTCGAGCGTTACAGTCAAATTGCCGCTAGAAATCTTGAGAATGTCGCCGTTATCAATGCTTTTTGAGGTTGTAAGCGGTGTGTGCATGAGCAAGTTTCCGCTTGTCAGAGCGTCTAATAGCCCTAAGTGCGTAATCGTGCCCCAAGAGCCAGTTGCCTGTGGGAAGGTTACGTCAGCAGAGGAAGTAACGATTCCACCAGAAGCCGTGGTAACGGATAGGGTCTGCCTTGCGTAGGCGCTGCCAGTACACTCGGTTCCCGAACCTGCGTCCGTTGGGTCGCTAGTAAAGAGTCCCACGTACACCGTAGTCGGTGAGGTGTAAGACGTATTACGTAGAACGTGGTCAAGAACCTTGTTCTCTAAATAGTTGCTAAATTCTGCCATTTTATTACCTCGTCGTAACAGTCATAACTAGGGGAACACCAGAAAACTCAGACTCCTCATCCGAGGTGTTGATGCGGGTTATTGCTTGGTTATACAGGCTAGACCACGTTTGTGTACGCGTGTCGTTCATAAGGTATGGCTCTGCCTCTAAGAGGGAGGCGTAGAGTAGCGCGTCTGGGTAGTTAGCCAGAAACTCGTTAGTAGTATTGGTAGATGACAACTCCGTTGGCTTGGAGTAGTACAACATCTGCACAACGTAGGTGGAATCTGGCTTTGGCGCAAATTCCATCTCGTTGCCGCGCATGGTGTAGAACACAGGCAACCCAGACTCGTCAGCACGAGAGTTGCTAGAGAAGATAGCCGGAGAAATATAAGACACCACGGTACGTGGCAAGCCTTGGATAAATACGTCTCGAATGGATAAAAAGTCTGTCGGCAGCCCGATTGTTGGGTCTGCTACTACCATTGTCGTTGTGGCTGTTTTCAACATCCTGCGAGTACGAATATCGCGGGATAGGCGCAACTCCGCTAGGCTGATAAAGTCGGGAATCTGGCTGGTAAGGTCACTCCGTCCGAGGTAGTTGGCTACCGTCGTCTGGAGGTCGCTGAAAGTCGCTAGGGCCATTGTAGTCGTTCCATGAATAGGTATATGACCCAACGTGCCCAATTGAGTTGGACAGGTTGTGGTCTACGTAAGTGTTATATCCCGCATCCTTGGCTTTGACGCAGAAATATACGTCTTCACCTAACAGCTTGCCGCCTGGGATTTGTTCAAACCAGAACCACGGACGCGGCGTTTTTTCAAATACTTCTCGCTTTACTAGCATGACCCCGCACCCAATCGCGGTTACTTCTTCTACGTGAGTCTTGTCTTTAGACACGATGGGCAACCAATGGTTGACGCTTTTCTCAAAGTCTATCTCTAGGTTCTTGGCAGTTGGCCGAACCGGAGCCGTCCGTGTCGTGGCATTTACCCCAACGATGGGTTTGTCGTGTTTTAACAACACTTCAATCGTGTTCTTTGGGAACCTCATATCTGCGTCAACCCACAGAATGTAGTCCGCACCCTCTTTCAGGGCTTCTGCTGCCAACTTCTCTCGTTGGTCAAATATCAGGGTTCCGGAAACGGTGTAGATTGCCTGATGCCCTTCCCTGTTTCGGGAGTCATAGGCGCACATCACCGCCAAGTCAAACGCCGTTCCTATCTCCATCTCTCCGCGAGAAGGGATACAAATGGCGACTTTCTTTCCTTCGGTTTTTTGCTGCTTTGCTTTAATCTTGTCGTGAACCTTGCCCACTAAATCCTCCCCGGTCTCGTCCGTAAAAAACGGTTCTCCGGGTCGTTCAGAAAGGCTTTCATTCGTTTCTGGTCTACCACCGCGAACCCCCTCATAATCCCCTTTACATTCAGGTCTGCAATGACCGAATTGGGAATCTCCGCAACTAGCGCACCATCACCCCAGCGTGCGCGTTGGTCTATCTGGTTATAAGCGGCTTTGTTTGCCTCTAGTACGGGTGCGACGTTTTGTTCGTCCCTGATGACAAGCCCGCCATCTCCGTCCGCAAACCAAGTACGCTTTCCCTCTATCGTTACTTCTTCGCCCAGTTTTTGCATATCTAATCCCGTAAAACCGACGGTGG